GGTCGACCTTGTACAGGCTGACGTGGAGGGGCTGGACTACGCCTTCGGGTGTGTCCCGTTTCCGTCTGCGAGCGTCGGTGCGCCGCATATCCGAGATCGCAACTTTTGGGTGGCCTACTCCGCAAACATCGGACTGCACGGGCGGCGGCCAAGCAAAGCGAGCGATGGGCGAATCGCGGCACGGTTCGAACTTGAACGATTTCGCGTTGCTGGCGGGATGGCCGACGACGACGACGACGACGGACGCGAGACGCGGCGAGAAGTACGATCCGTTCGCGAAGAACATGACACTAAATATGGCGGCGGTGTTGGCGGGTTGGACGACGCCCAGCGCGAGCGATTCGACTCGTTGCGGCTCCGGCATTACGGCGGGCATGAGCGGCAGTTCTCTGGCGCAGCTCGTGAAGGAGGCGCAGGGGCCGGCCCGACTAACGGCTTTTGGCGAGCTGCTGATTGGCTCTCATGCCGGGATGGAAAGTGGCGGCCAGTTGAACCCGGCACATTCCCGCTGGCTCATGGGGCTCCCGCCCGAGTGGGACGACTGCGCGCCTATGGAAACGCGATCAATGCGGAAGCCGCGCGCGCGTTCGTCGAAGCCGCTCAAGACGCAATCTGCGATTACGACTTGCTCTGACGACGGGGCCGATCTCCTATGAGCGACCACAATCTCGTCGACGCGCTAGCGCCGATCGTCTCGCGCGTCGTCACGTCGCACTGCTGGGTAAAGCGCGACGGCAAGTTCTCTCACTCACGCAGTGCGCTCACCGCAGCCAAGCTCGCGCGACATGTCGACGGCGGTACGGCCTACGGCGCCGCACAGATCGCGCCCGGTGAGAGCGTGACGCGCATCGCGGCGCTCGATCTCGACTCGCACAAAGGCGACACGCCGTGGTCCGATATGCAAGCCGCGGCGCTCACGATCATGCAAGCGTGCGAAGGGTACGGGCTGAAACCGATCCCTTTCCGCTCGTCGGGCGGCGCGGGCCTACACCTCTATTTCCTTTTTGACGAGCCGCAAGACGCCTACAGCGTGCGGTTCGGCTTGCGGTTCGTGATCGAGCAATGTGGATTGCGCGATGGCGTAGGCGGGATCGCACGTAACGAAGTCGAAGTGTTCCCGAAGCAAAACAGCGTACCTGCTGACGGGTTCGGCAATATGTTCGTGCTGCCGCTGGCCGGCAAGTCGCATCCGCTCGATGCGTTCGAACTCGACGACATGCCGAAAGAGTGGGCCGCCGAAATGGATTGGCCGATCTCGAATCCTGTGGCCATCGTCGAGCGCGAGCAGCCGAGCGCGCCGGTGTTGGGTGAACTCCCTGTCGAGCTTGAGCAGTTGAAAAGCGCGCTCGACATGATCCCGAACAGTAGTGAGCACGAACTCGATTACGACGAGTGGCGCAATGTCATGTTCGCGTTGCACCACGCGACGGGCGGCTCGCCTGACGGTTTAGCGCTCGCGCATGCGTTCTCGGTGCGATCGAACAAGTACGATGCCGCGTTTCTCGATAACCGGGTGTGGCCGCATATCAAGGGCTCGCATGACGGCGAGCGCGGCGCGATCACCGGACGCACGATTCTCAAGCTCGCTCGCGAGCACGGTTGGCAAGAGCCAATCGACGAAGAATTCGATGTCGTCGTGGCCGAGGCGGCAGCGAAGGGCGCCAAGCCGCCCAAGCAGGAAAAGACCTACCGCGCGCGCACCGAGTTCGGCAATGCCGAGCGCATGCTCGATCGCTTCGGTGCTGGCCTCATGTACGTGCCCGAAATCGAGGCGTGGTTTAAGTGGACCGGTGTCTATTGGCAGCGCGCCGTGCAGGTCGAGCTCGAGAACATGGCGAAGGAGACGATACGCGCGCTGCCCGACGAGGTGGACGAGTGTTGCACGAGCGCCGAGGAACGGCTCGAGTTCTTCAAGTTTTGCGCCACGTGCCAGAAAGCCGCGATGATGAGCAACATGATCCGGCTCGCCGCGTCCGATCCGCGCGTCATGGTGCCGATTGCCGAACTGGACAAGCACACGCACCTCTTCGGGGTTGCCAATGGCGCAATCGACGTGCGTACGGGCCAGCTGCTGCCGCCTAACAAAGAGCACCGTATCACCATCGTCTCGCCCGTCGAATACGACCCCGCCGCGCCGGCCGCGTTGTTCGAACAGACCGTGCGCGATGTCTTCTTCGGTAACGCCGATGAGGTGGAATTCTTCCAGCGCTTGATTGGCTACGCGATGCTTGGCAAGCCACGTGAAGACGTGCTCGCGATCCCCTTCGGCTCGGGCTCGAATGGCAAGTCGACGGTGCTTGGCATCGTGCGCGACGTGTTTGGTCAGTACGCCAAGGCGGCGGCGGCCGAGACGTTCCTCACGAGTGGCTCGGGTGGCGGGCCCGCCGGCGGGCCGCGCGAGGACATCCTGCGGCTGCGCGGTGCACGTTTCGTGTATGTGGGCGAGCCGGAAGAGAACAGCGAACTGCGCGAAGGGCTGGTCAAGAGCATGACGGGCGGTGACCCGATGCCGGCTCGCGGCGTGCACGGCAAGATGACGGTCGAGGTTCAGCCGACGTGGGTGGCGTTCATGCCTACGAACCACCGGCCTATCGTCAAGGGCGACGACCACGCCATTTGGCGCCGGCTCATGCTCGTGCCGTTCACCCGTAATTTCGATGCCGACGAGACGATCACCAAGGACCCGTTGCGGGCCGAGCGGCTCGCCAAGGAAGCACCCGGCGTGCTCGCCTGGTGCGTGCGCGGCGCGCTGGCCTATCAACGGCTCGGATTGGCACCCACAAAGCGCATCGCCGATGCACGGGCGAGCTACCGAAACGACATGGATTTGCTGGCTGATTGGATCGCCGAGCGATGCAAAGTGGTGAGCGGCGCTGCTGCAACCTCCGAGGAATTGTGGCAGTCGTGGCGCTCATTTGCCGAGGCGCGCGGGGAATTGCGGTTTATTGCGAGTTCGCGGTTGCTGTCGCGGAAGTTGGTTTCTCGTGGTTTTTTACCTGTTCGTGACTCGCACGGTTTTCGCGGTCGTGGATTTGCAGGAATTTGCGTGCAGGGCGACGGGGATTTCGATTCGGATGACCTGATGTGACTAACGCGTAACTTTTTGCGCGTTTTAGCGAGGTCGGTTTGCGTCGTTGCGTCGTTAAAGTACCCCTTTTCCTTAATCTTTCTTCGCCTATAGAGATAGAAAAATTGGGTAAAAGAGGGGTTTTAACGACGCAACGACGCAAACCCAAATATGCGATTTTTTACGCGCTCGGGGTAGGCAAATGTCTAAGCGAATAGTGGGGGTAAATGACCGTGGCTTGCGTGTCGGTCAGGATCACCAGCGCGCCAAGCTGACCGATGCTGCCGTGGAAATGATTCGCCGATTGCACGAAGAGGGAATGTCGTACAGCGTGATCGCTGCGAAGATGGAAATCAGCAAGACGCAGGTGTGCTACATCTGCACGTATCGTCGCCGAGCACAGACCGCCGTGCGCTTTCGCACCGCCTGATCGTTCACTTAACGCCTCGCGCGCAGGTAACGATTTGCGCATGACACAAGCGAGCACCTACACCCCCGAACTGGCTGACGAGATCTGCGAGCGCATCGCGAATGGTGAGACGCTGCGCGCGGTCTGTCGGGACGCGCACATGCCGTCTTGGGTGACGGTCTACACGTGGCGCAAGACCTACCCGGAATTCTCGGAACGCTTTGCACTGGCTCGTGAGCTGGGCGCCGACGCGATTGCCGAGGAAGCGCTTGAGATCTCGAATACGCCGCGCGCAGGCGAGCGCACGGAAGAGAGCGACACCGGGTACAAGACCGTGCGTGAAGACATGCTCGGGCATCGCAAGCTGCAGATCGAAACGCGGCTCAAGCTGCTGGCCGTATGGTTCCCGCGCAAGTACGGCCAACGCATCGACATGACCACGGGCGGCGAATCACTGAACCTCACCGCCGAAGACCGCGCGGCCAAGCTGGCGGCGATTCAAGCCGCAGCAGCGCACCGCAAGGCGCAGCAGGAAGACGGCGCCGACCTGCTATGACCGCCGCCGAGCTAGAGGCGTTACGGCCGTACATGACGCCCGAGGAACGGGCCGAAGTCGACATGCTGCTGGCCACATACACGCCGCCCCTGTGGAGCCCGCTACGCGGCCCGCAAACGCTCGCATACGAGTCAAACGCCGATGTCATAGGCTTCGGTGGCGCGGCCGGTGGCGGCAAGACCGATCTCGCAATCGGCAAGGCGCTCACACAGCACCAGAAATGCATCGTGGTTCGCAAGAACGGTACCGAGCACGTCGGCATGGTCGACCGCATGAGCGAGTTGCTCGGCAACCGCGACGGATGGTCGAGCAAGGACGCGATTTGGCGCTTGCCTAGCGTGCAAGTTGAGTTCGGCTCAGTGCCGAACATGGGCGACGAGCAGAAGTATCGCGGCCGCCCACACGACCTGATCATCTACGACGAAGCCGCCGAGATCCCTGAGTTCCAGATCCGCTTTCTCATGGCGTGGAACCGGACCACGGACCCGAAGCAGAAGTGCCAAACCCTGCTCACGTTCAACCCGCCATCATCCGCTGAGGGTCGTTGGCTGATCGAGTTCTTCGCGCCCTGGCTCGATCGCAAATACGCCGGCAAGCGTGCCGCGCCGGGCGAGCTGCGATGGTTCGCAACCGTCGACGGCCACGACCAGGAAGTCGCAGACAGCACGCCATTCGAGCACGGCGGCGAGCTCGTGATCCCGCGCTCGCGCACGTTCATTCCGTCGCGCGTCACCGATAACCCGCACTTGGTGGGCACGAACTACGTGTCGCAATTGCAGGCATTGCCCGAGCCGTTGCGCTCGCAAATGCTCTACGGCTCATTCGAGGCAGGCATGGAAGACGACGCGATGCAGCTAATCCCGACCGAGTGGGTCGACATCGCAATGGCGCGCTGGCAAGCGAAAGACGCCAAGCCGCCGATGGATTCGATCGGTGTGGACGTGGCGCGAGGCGGGCGCGACAACACGATCATCGCGCGGCGCCACGGCATGTGGTTCGACGAAGCGATCGTCAAGCCCGGCACAGCGACGCCCGATGGCCCGACGGTGGCTGGCCACACGATCGCCGTGCTGCGCGACAACGCGCCGATTCACATCGACGTGATCGGCGTGGGCTCGTCGCCTTACGACTTCCTGAACCAGATGAGCGTGCAGGTCTATGGCGTGAACGTCTCGGAAGCCGCGCGCGGCGTGGACAAGTCGGGGCGGCTGCGGTTTTTCAACCTGCGCACCGAGCTTTGGTGGCGCATGCGCGAGGCGCTCGACCCGACCGCGAATAACGGCATTGCGTTACCGCCGGACAAGCGCCTCGCCGCGGATCTGTGCGCCCCGAAGTGGCGCGTGCAGGGCAAGACGGTGCAGGTCGAATCGCGCGACGACATCGAAAAGCGCATCAAGCGCTCGCCCGATTGGGCGTCCGCGTACGTGCTGGCACTGATCGACACGCCAAAGGTGGCCGACCTGCAGCGTTCACATACCGATCGGCACGCCGAATACGATCCGTACGCATATTCGATGCCGCGCAACCGCGGCGAGCACAACCCGTACACGTAAAGCCCCATGCGCGCCGCCATCCGCCAATGCACGTTCGACGAACTCGCCAGTGCGGCGAGCTTCGACCTGCTGTGCGCGGAATACGCAGCCGAGTCGGGGCGCATACCGGGGCTTGGCGCGCCCAATGTCGACCGCGCGATGTACCGCGCGATGGAAGCCGCCGGGATGGGGCAATGCATCGGCGCATGGTGCGGCGATGAACTCGTGGGCTTCGGCGTTGTGACGCTGTCGACACTGCCGCACTACTCGAAGCTGCTCGGTTGCCTGATTTCGTTCTTCGTCGCCGCAGCGGCGCGCAAGAGCGGGGCAGGCACGCAGATCCGCGAAGAAGCCGAACGCATCGCGAAAGCGCGCGGCGGCGTGGGCCTGATGATCAGCGCCCCGGCAGAAAGCCGCCTCGACGTGATCCTCCCGCGCATCGGCTACCAGGCAACGAATCGCCTGTACTTCAAGGGCTTCGAATGACGCACGCTCTTGCCCCGCTTTCGCCCGCGCTCGTTGCGCCTGACACGCAGACGCTCGGGCTGCTGCGCGACATCGACGCTCGCATGCTCGAGCTACCGCAAAGCGAGATCCCGATCGATCACCTGATCCACGGCGGCATGTACGCGAGAACCGCGCACGTACCCGCCGACCAGCTCGTATCGGGCGCGCTACTGAGCCGCGCGACGGTGCTCGTGCTGCAGGGCGACGTAACGATGTTCACGGGTACCGAATCGGTGCGGCTCACGGGCTACCACGTGTTACCGGGCAGCGTAGGGCGCAAGCAACTATTTCGCACGCACACCGAAACGCACATGACGATGGTCTTGCCCAGCGCTGCGCAATCGGTTGACGAAGCCGAGCACGACTTCACCGACGAACCCGAACTGCTCGCGCGAGCGCCGGGTACCGTCACGATCACAGGGGAAAAAGCATGAGCGGAGTCATCGCGGGTATTGGCGTAGCTGTGGCCGCTGCCGGCGCTATCGCGGCACACGTGCAGGCGAACCAGCAAGCCGCAGCACAACGTGGCGCCGCGGCCGATGCCGCACGCGCTGCGGGTACCGCACAGAAGGGCACGGCGGCGGATACCTCGAGCCTGAGCGCGGGCGGCACGCCCGCTGCTGCTGGCGTCAATAGCGGCCCGTCTTCGACGCTGCTCACTGGCTCGGGCGGTGTGGCGAGCTCGGCCCTGAACTTGGGCGGTGCTGGGGCCGGCCTTGGCTCGAATACGCTGCTGGGCAGCTAATGGCAACGCTGCTCACGAACGACCAAAGCGCCACACCGGACGCGAACGCAGACAAGCCCAGCTTGTCGGGCGGCAACGCGAAGCCGGTGAAGACGCGCAAGGAACTGATCCTGCGGCGCTGGTACGCGCTCAAGAGCGAACGGTCGTCGTGGATTCGTGAGTACAAGGACATCAGCAATGTGTTGCTGCCGCGTGCCGGCCGCTTCTTCGTCGAGGATCGCAATCGCGGTAATCGACGCAACCAGAACATTTTCGACAGCACGGCTACCAAATCGCTGCGCGTGCTCGGCGCTGGGCTCATGGCCGGGGCAACATCACCCGCACGGCCGTGGATCGCGCTCAAGACGCCGTATGACGACCTGAACAAAAAGAAGCCCGTCAAGACGTGGTGCGCCGAAGTCACGAAGCTCATTCTCGACATCTTCAACCGGTCGAACGTGTACCGTTCGCTGCACTCGATGTACGAGGAAATCGGGGCATTCGGCACGGGCGTCGCGATCATCATGGCCGACTATCAGGACGTGATTCGCATGTACCCGCTGACCGCGGGCGAGTACTGCATTTCGACGAGCGATCGCGGGGAAGTCGATACGCTCTATCGCGAATTCCAGAAGACCGTCGCGCAACTCGTGAAGCAATTCGGCTACGAGAACGTGAGCGACAACACGCGCAACATGTACGACCAAGGCAACTTGGACGTATGGCGCACGGTCATTCACTGCATCGAGCCGAACGAAGACCGCGACCCGAGCAAGTCTGACGCGCGCAACATGGCGTGGACCTCGACCTACATCGAGGTGGGCGGCTCGTCGGATTCGCAGCAGACATCGAACCAAGGCACGACGGGCGGCGATAACGCGCTGCTGTCAGTGTCGGGTTTCAAGAAATTCCGCGTGGTCGCGCCGCGGTGGTCGACCTACGGCGGCGACATCTACGGCAACGGGCCGGCGATGGACGCGCTCGGCGACATTCGCCAGATGCAGCACGAGCAGTTGCGCAAGGGCCAGGCGATCGACTACATGACGAAG